TTTATACCGGATTTTGCAATTATCCAGCGAGGATCATCTTTCAAAACATGATCATACTCACTGAGTAGCCAATCAATTAAGGCTCTACAAAATTTCCTGAAAGGAATGTCAGTCCATCCAATCATCATTAGATTTGTGACTCTTTGCAAGGTAGTCTCAGGCGTTATACGCTTCTGAGGAGCAAAGAATAGTGCTTGCATAAGCTTGTTTCGATCATAAAGGGGAACTGCAATATCCCCTAGAAACACAGTATGCGCTGATAGAAAGTCTAGCTCGTCTGCGGGACGGGACACTAAACTATCAGTCGTGGTAATTATACCAACTGGTTTCCAAGATTCAATTACTGAAACAGCATTATAAAATTTATGAGCTTCATCAGACACAGTCCATGTATTATCATCTCCGAGCAGCGCTTTGGCTGTATGCTCTTCAAAGGAGGCATAGTTGTTCATATCATTTGGTGATGTTTCAATCCAAGCATATGCTAACAACCAATACAGGATTAAAGTATTGTCTGAGACCGTATTAACAGATCCAGAGGGGTTACCTAATTTCTTCATTATTAGGATTCCTTCAGGAGTTAGTAACATAGTGTTAACTAAATTTCTATAATAGATCTGAATACGTACTAAATTTTCAGATGTTTGGTCTTCTTCACGCAAACACTGATATCTAAATTTAGCACAACCCCACATTAAAAATGCTCTAAGAGAGGAATCATATTGTGATTCATCAAGTGCATAACCATTTGGAAATACATTCAGCTTACGATACAGCTGATCCCAATTTCCTTTTAAAGGTGACATACCTACGGTTGATGCAGATTTTAAATGTGAATCATACAACTTTTCATTCATATCAACAAAAAGTCTATTTCCGTGCACAGTCGCATCGGTTGCTCCAGCAGCAAAAGTTCTGATTGAATTTTCAGCTATCTTTTCTGCAGTTCGAAGCTCTTCCTTAAGACTCGAGGAGAAAATTGTGGTCCAACCATAATCAGTTGCCAACAATTCCCAATCCTTCTCAAGCCAAACTCTTATCTCCGAGTCATTTTCAAACAACTCACGTTTAGTGATATACAATTCATTAAACGGACATCCACTAGATGTTGACATATCAAGACGATCAACAGCTTCAGAAAGTGACACAACCCTAGCATTTCGCATGTAGGGTGAAAATTGGCGTGCCATCCAACTCCAAGCTCTATTAAGCTTCTCTACCATTTCGGGATTTGTTAAGGGAGTTGACTTTCCATACTTTCCCAAGGACTTGTATGCTGCGTCCTGATTAGGGACTGGTAAATTCCAGTCTGGCTTGATTTCAATGTGTTCTTGATCAATAAAGATCTTAACTTGCGGGTCAATACCTCGCTTATTTTTATACATTGGAAATCTATTACAAGAGCCAATAAATTCAAAGAATTCATCCTTTATATATTTTTCATGGTCTTCGGTTATAAAACCATTACCCCAAAACTTAGACTTACCTCCTGGATACACATATTGTGCAGGGTAACGAGCCCAGAAAGGCTTAGTCTTCTCTACCAGTTCTAAGGGGAGTGGGGGCGTAACTGAAAATCCAGACCCGTGTGCAGGACTGTACTTCCGCTCTTCGCGAATTCAATTAATTCAGGCGTAACACGCTCAAATCTTCCAAAGGTTTTTCCATCTCCATGGGTCCAGAAACCAACGATTTTACCATCATTGTCCAAGACCGGTGAAGTGCAATCTCCATCTCGTGTTTTTGAATTACACCAACCTTGAGGGCTGGCAAATCCAGGAATAGAATCAGGGGAACTTTCAAGTCCACCACCAAAGCCAAACACTGTAACAATGGATGCATCTTCTAACACTTTTAAAGCATTAGTTTTAAAAGGAGAAGGGATACCATTCATAGGAAAACAAGCTAACTGTTCACCAAAGACCATCATGTCTTTTGCGGAAAAGTCAAAACTATGCGTGTGATTAAACGCACGATATTTGGCAGAGAAATCCTCTGACATGCAATGTAACACTACCCACATTTTATTTCCAACGTGAGTTCCAGTGCAACGATATACAGATTTACCATCAATAATTTGGCAAAACTTGTAAACACCTGCAGCCAGTGCGTTTGTGTTAAAAGATTGAATCTTTAAACTTTTCGCTTTGATTTCTTTTACAGAATCTAAGAAACTGCCAACATCACCAGCTTTTGCTGTGATAGGAAATTTTGACTTGCGGATTTTGTTTCGAATCGTGGGTTCACTGTCCTTACGAACAGGAGGAAGGGTCTCTTTGACATCCTTCGCCGATGTTTGCGGCTTCATATTTCGTGCAGTTTTATTTGAAAACTCAGGCTTCACACCTTTCTTA